AAGCTGAGATCGACGCTGCCAATCGCCGTGCCGAGGAAGCCGAGCGTGCGGCCCAGGCCGAGCGTGATCGGATCGCAGCCGAAGAAGCGCAGCGGGAGCAGGCCGAGCGGGTCGCTGCCGCAGAGAAAGCGAGGCGCGAAGCCGACCAAGAGCATCGTCGCGCCATCAAGACCGCCGCCAAGGAAGCCATGATCGAATGCGGCGTGATCGAAGAGGCCGCGATCAAACTCGTTCAGGCGATCGTCGCGGGCGATATTCCTTCTGTTCGGATGGAGTTCTGACCATGACGGACAATCCATTCGAAATCGGTTACGTCGAGCCGCTGGTTGTCGAAGAGGAATGCTTTGATGATCTCCCACAGGATCGCCCCGCTGGTAAGGGCATCACCTATCACAACGACCTGATCCAAGGTTCGGACGAGTGGCACCAGGTCCGCTGCGGCCTGCTGACCGCCTCCGAGATCAAGCACATCCTGACCCCGACGTTGAAGGTCGCGAACAACGACAAGACGCGCTCGCATGTCTGGGAACTCGCAGCCCAGCGCATCAGCGAATACGTCGAGCCCAGCTATATCGGAGACGACATGCTCCGGGGCTGGGAGGACGAGATTACCGCGCGCGATCTCTACTCGAAGAATTTCGAGCCGGTCACGGAATGCGGCTTCGTTACGAATGACGAATGGGGCTTCACGCTCGGCTACTCGCCTGACGGACTGGTCGGCGCGGATGGGCTGATCGAGTGCAAATCCCGGCGTCAGAAATTTCAGATTCAGACTATCGTCGAAAACTATCGCGACGGGTCGATGCCGGACGACTTCAAGCTTCAGGTGCAGACCGGGCTACTCGTCACGGGCCGCAAGTGGATCGACCTGGTGAGCTTTTCAGGCGGCCTGCCGATGATTCCGATCCGCGTCGAAGCGGATGCGGAAATGCAGGAGGCGATCATCGCCGCCGCGACTGACTTCGAAGCCAAGGTGAGCGCCGCGATCGCTGACTATCACGCCGCGCAGGCGGCAGGTTTGCGCCTGATCCCGACCGAGCGGCGGGTCGAAACCGAGATGTATATTGGAGAAGCCGCATGACGGTCATCCGGGTCATCGACTTCGAAACCAACGGCACTGAACCACCCGCGCAGGTTTGCGAGGTTGGCTATTGCGACCTCGCGCTGATCGGTGACAAATGGGTTGTCGAAGCGCCGAGATCTTGGCTGTGCATGGTGGATGCAATGCCGCCTGAGGTCCGCGCTGTTCATCACATATCACTTGCGGACTTGGCTGGATGCGCACCCTTCAACGCTGGCGATATGCTGGCATCCGGCACCAGTTATGTGTCGGCCTACGCCGCTCACAATGCCGATTTCGAAGCAAAATTCCTGCCGTTCGATGCGCCGGTGATCTGCACGTACAAAGCAGCGCTGCGAGCATGGCCCGAGGCACCGAGCCACAGCAACGGGGCCCTGCGCTATTGGCTGGAGGATCAAGGCAAGATCGCGCCTGATCACTCCCTGACCCAGCCTGCCCATCGCGCCGGGCCCGACGCCTACGTCACCGCCCACATCCTGAAAGCGCTCTTCGATACCGCGCTGACCGGCAAGGAAATGGTCGCCTGGACGAAAGAGCCGCGCCTCCTTCCCCGCTGCCCGATCGGCAAGTTTCGCCACAAGCCGTGGAGCGAGGTCGAAGCCGGGTTCCTTGGCTGGATGCTGCGGCAAGAGGGAATGGAAGAGGATCTGAAATGGAACGCGCGTCGAGAGATTGATCGCCGTGCAGAAGGAGTGAAGTCATGAACGATATGAGCAGCGTGATCGTCCCTAAGTCGGACCAGATCAACGCGGACGACCTGATTGCCGGACCTATGACGATCACGATCCGCGATGTTCGGATTAGTGGGGGGCAGGAGCAGCCGGTCAGCATCTATTTCGAAGGCAGCGACAAGGCGTTCCGGCCCTGCAAGTCCATGAGCCGTGTGCTCGTTCAGGGCTGGGGTGCTGATGCCGGGAAATACATCGGCCGCAGCCTGACGCTCTATCGTGATCCGACGGTGAAGTGGGCCGGGATGGAAGTCGGCGGCATTCGCATCAGCCACATGAGCCACATCGAAGCGGAAAAGCTGATGATGCTGACCGCGACGAAGGGCAGCCGCAAGCCGCACAAGGTGAAGCCTTTGGTGGTCGAACAGGCTGGCGATCCGGCGAAGGATGCAGCGGCAAAGATCATCGCGAACATCGGACGCGCGCCGGACCTTGAAAAGCTGAACGGCTACATTGGCGGCAAGCCGTCGCAGATTATCGAAGGATGGGACGATGAACGGCCCGACCTCGCGCAAGCGGTTCGTGAAGCTTTGGAGGCGCGTCGGAACGAGCTGGGCGGGACGGGTGAGGATGATCCGTTCGCCGAAGCGCCCGAGCGCAACGACCGCCTGGACACGTTCACTGCCGAACTGACGAGCGCCACCACGCCCGAGGCTTTGAAAGCCGTCGAGGAACGCTGGTACGCTGAGCGCGGGTCGATCGTGGATGCCGACGGCAAAGCCGCCTTCGAAGACAAGCTCATGGCCCGCAAGCGGTCCTTCACGAAGGGCGGTGACGCATGAGCCGGTTCGATCGCACCGCGCCGCGCGAGCGTTTCAGCGGCGGCTACCTCGGCCACGGCAGGATCGAGCCGATGGAAGGGGCGCGCGCACGGCGGTCGGTTGGCAAGATGCTCGCCGCGTGCCTGGTGTTCGTCGCGCTCTATGCCGCCTTCGCTTCGTACCTGCCCGCTGGCTGGTGAAGAACAAGAGCTCACCCGGCAGCCGGTCGGGCGAGCGGCGGGGGCGGTTTGCCTCCTTGACCGACCCCCGCTGATTTGAGGAACTTTGTTATGACCAACCTTACAAACGATGTGCCGGTGACGGAGCGAGAGTATCGAAAGACCGCTACGATCCGCGCTACGCAATGGCACAAGATGGGCGATCACCCCGCTGTCGTTCCGCATCAGCTTGATGAAGGCGGGAGCAATGGTCTGGGCTGGATCAACACACTCGAAGGCGGACATATCGTTACCCCCGGCGATTGGATTGCGACTGGCGTTAAGGGCGAACACTGGCCGATCAAGCCTGACATTTTCGCGGCCTCTTACGAACCGGCTGCCCGCCTCACCAGCCAACCCGCACAGAGCGATCTGGTGGAGGCGATCAAAGCTATTGAAACAGCATTGATTGAGCCAGACGCAGCCGGAGCGATGGCAATCGTTCAACAGATTCTTGCTGATCGCGAAGCCGCCCTATCCACCCCCACCGCTCCCCAGCCCGACCGGGATAGTGTGCTGCAAAAGATTGAACAAGAATATCAGTGGGGCAATTTAACAAAAGTGGGTGTCGTCAATTATCTGCGACGCAGCGGGTTCAATTTCAACGCTGCCGTTCGCCATGCGGAGCGCATTGTTCCCACCATGACAGACAAACTCACGCAGAGCGCAGAGGCAAAAGACAACCTACCTATCGGTTGCGCCGTAGGCACCGGCTCGGGAACAGCCATGTGCTCCCGAGGGCAACCGCGCTTCGGGGGTGATTGCATTTACCCTGAATGCGAAGACCTCACCCACCCCACCACCGATACGCAGAGCGATGCGCAATCCCCTACCGATAGAGAGGGGGATAGGCTGGAATGGCGACCGATCGAAAGCGCGCCGGATAACGAACTGGTCTGGTGCTTTGAACCTCACGACGAAGGCGGCTTTATATTTGCCGGGATGCAGCAACGCGGGCGTCGAGGCTGGTATAACAATCTCGATTTCTGCGATCAGAACCCGACACACTGGCGACCTCTACCCGAAGCACCCGCCCACCTATCCCGGTCTATCGTGGGAGAGGGGGAGTGACCGCTCCCGACCTTCTCACCGAACCCGAAGCCGCCGAGCGACTGCACATCGCGGCTCGAACCTTGCGTGCGATCCGAGCCAAGGGCAACATCCGCTACGTGCAGGTCACGCCGCGCGTCATCGCCTATCGCGAGGATGACCTTGCGGAATACATCGAACGCCAAACTCGCCAGGATAATCCGTCATGTCCCTCCACAAGCCGAAGAAGAGCAGGTTCTGGCACTACAGCTTCCAGTTCAAAGGTCATCGGTATTACGGCTCGACGGGATGCACTTCGCGCCGGGACGCGGAGCGCTACGAAGCCGGACAGCGGCGGCGGGCGGCGCTAGGCGAGGAGGTCAAGCCTTCGATCACGCTGGACGCGGCTTGCGACGCCTGGTGGCTGGCGAAAGGTCAGCATCTGCGCAGTCATGCGACCGTGATCTATCAGCTCGCCAATTTGTCCAGCGGGTTTGGAAAGTCGAAGCCCCTACAGGATTTAAGGCTCCCCGACATCGATCGCTACATCGCGCGGCGCCGGGCCAAGGTGAAGAACAGCAGCGTGAACCGCGAGACGGCGCTGCTCCGGCGCGTGATCGAATGGCATGAGGCGCGAGGATTCGATACTCCGGCCATTGCTTGGCGCGAAACGAAGCTGCGCGAACCGGCGCCGACCACCCGCGTGCTGACGCGCGAGGAAGAGGATCGGCTGTTCGCCGCGCTACACGAAAGCCTGCGACCGCTCGTCGCGTTCGCCCTGCTATCCGGCCAGCGCAAAAGCGAGATCGTCACATTGCGCTGGGCTGATGTGGACATGAAGGCCGGGCGTGCCACGGTATGGGCCAAGGGGCAGAAGCCGCATAGCTTCCCGCTCACGCCTGCCATGATCGCGATCATCGCCAACCAGCCCAAGGTCTGCGCTCAGGTATTCACCTATGTTGCAGAGCGATCGAGCCCGCGCCGAAAGGATCGGGTGCATCGCGTGAAAGGTCACCGCTATCCGTTCAGCGCGCAGGGCTGGGATCGTAAGTGGCGCAAGGCCGTGAAGGACGCTGGGCTCGACGGGTATCGCTTCCACGACAACCGCCACACCGCTGCGAGTCGGACGGGCAGCATCGAGCTGGCGAACCGGCTTCTCGGCCATTCCGACTTCAAGACCACGCAGCGTTATTTCCATCCCGGCGAAGGGCAGGTCCGCGAAGGGCTGGTTGCCGCCGAGTTGCGAAATAGTTGCGAACCTGCCGACACCATCCCCACTGAGACCCGCAGGAAAGCTGCCAATGACCTATGATAACCCCTCTGCTCCCAAAGCAGATGCGCTACCAGGCTGCGCTACTCCCCGACACGCCGAAGCCCTTAGGTTTCGCCCGCTTTTAGCGCAACAGGCAATCCGCTTTCGTGGCACGCAACGGCGGAACATGGCCGGAACAGGCGTCAGGACTTGCGAAATAGTTGCGGACCTCGTTCTGCGAGCTACCCCGCGCGCCCGTAGCACTACGATGTCAACGCAGGGACATAGCCCTAAAACCCCAGAAAATCGCCATTCCAGTGCGCGGGTAGGGCGGAACGAGGCGGAAACAGGGCCGGAACATCGGCACTTTTTACCGCAGTTTCTCCGCAGATTGGGGTGCGGGGTATGAGCCGCCGGGTCCGATGGTTCAGCGACGGAGCCGCCAGCGCGGTTGCGACGAAGCTGGATATTCAGGAGTATGGCATTGATGCTGGTCCGGTCGTAATCTGCGACACCGGCGCGGAGGACGAAGACAACTATCGCTTTCGCGCGGAGTGCGAGGAATGGTTCGGCTGCCCGATCACCGTCATCAAGTCAGAAACCTATGACAGCACGTTCGATGTCTGGTCGAAGCGTCGATACATGGCTGGCCACGCTGGAGCCCCATGTAGCCGGGAAATGAAGTTTGTCCCGCGCCTCAATTTTGAAGAGCACGGCGACATCAACGTCTTCGGCTATACCGCTGACCTATCGGACGTTCAACGCGCCGAGCGCCTTGCTGACGACTTCCGCCCTGGATGCTTCGCGACCCCATTGATCGAACGCGAGATTACAAAAGCCAACTGCTTGGCGCTCTTAGAAGGGGCCGGGATAGAGCATCCACCCGGTAGCTTTTGATCGTGCGAGCAGAGACGCCGGACAGCTGCTCTAGCTTGGCATCGGTCCAGCCTTCGACCTGAGCGGCGCGGAGAGCGGCTTGAACGGCAATTCGGACACTATCGTGCGAAACCAGCGAAGTTTCAGACACTGACGACTTGTCAGTCATGGCCTACCTCATTGTCATGGAAGAAAGATCGATCACTCTCGGAAACCGCCGCTGCGCTGCCGTCCCGGTCGGGGAGGCGGTGCGAGCGGTGGTCGAGAGAATTGAGGCCGCGTGCGATCGCGACGGCGCGAGCCTGGAAGATGCACTTCACCAGATTGAGTTCGGCAATGACGTTACCGTCGTGGCCCTCGTCGGCTATCTCGGGGAGCATCTAGTTCGCACTCCCGACCGTGATCTTGATGTCGCGCCGATCCGGGAATTGGATCAGCAATGTGTTCTCGATCACCATACCTTCGCCGACGATCTTGCGAGTTGTGCGGACATCCTCCAGCGCGCAGATGATCTTGCTTCCAAACTGGTGTTGGAAGGTTTCGGGAG